ATATAACTTTCTGTTGTATTCTTTATGGTATTATACTATCATTATTTATAGAAAGGAGAAAGATATGCCAACAGTATTTTTACTGAGTGAAAGTCCTAACCATAATTTTTCAAGTGCTTTAAGGTTTGGTGAAGTTGTTCCAATTTTACCGCCTAATTCACAAATTGCTTTTTCTACAGGACCAACAGTTCGTAGAATTGAAAGAGCTCTTGAACATTTTTGTGATGAAGACTTTTTGTTATTAACTGGTTGTCCTGCTTGTATTGGAATTGCAACAGCGGTAGCAAGTAGCGTAAACAATGGTCGTTACAAATGTTTAAAATGGGATCGAAGAGAAAAGTTGTATATTCCAATTGAAATTAATATTAGAAAGGAAGAAAGATAATGGTTGATTTTGAAAAAGAGTTAGAAAAAGATGCTAAAGCTCTCAAGGTTGATGATGAAAGCATTAGTGGTATAGCTGAGTTAGGTAAAAAAGCTAAACAATTAGCTGCGGATATTTCTGAGGCAGAAGAAATCTTAAAAGAAAAAAAGAAGAGTTATAGAAAACTTACAGAGGAAATTATTCCAGAGGCTTTGACTCAGGCAGGCATGGCATCTTTTACAATGGTTGATGGATCCCAAATAGAGATCAAAGAATTTTACTCAGCAAGTATTACAAAAGGAAGTGAAGAAGAGTGCTTTGAGTATTTGCGTGAGAA